TCCAGTAATACCATCTCAATCAGCAGAAAAAATAAACTCAGAAACAGCTAAAAAAGCAATCCAAAGTAAAACAAAACAACTTCAAACAAAGATAAAAAGTTCATTTTAAAAAATGTCCATTCAAAGTATAATTATCACAAATGTTGAAAAATTAGTTCAACAAATGGTTCCTACTATCACTCAAATAGTAGAGAAAACAGGTATCCAAAATATAGGACAACCTAATATGCAGATGCCTAGTGCTTGTTTATTACAAAATGATCTTCAAGATATTTTAAAATTAAGAAATAGTTTAATTAATAAATTAAATACTACTTCTAAAATAATTGAATCATTAAGTAAAACATTAAATCCACTATCAACAATAGTAGATGTGACATCTACAACATTAAAAACAGTAGGTACAGCTAGAATAGCAGCAAATGTAGGCTTATCTTTACTTCAACCACCTACTATAGTTCCTGGGTCTATTCCAGCTACTATTAATAATATTAAAGATTTAGAAGAATTATTAAAACCTCAAATAGGAATAGCCAAAAATACAATAACTTCTATCACAACTGCTTTAGATTATACTAATAATACTATATTTAAATTACTAGAAATATTAAAAGTAATAGATCAATATCTAGCTGGATGTAATATCCAACTACCAGATTCTCCTGTTATTAATGATTATATATCCCAAATAAATCAACAATACACAGCAATCCAAAATCAACCAGATGATATAAAAGTTTATAACGGATTTACATTAGGAATAGTAGAAGAACCATATACTCCAACTGTGAATAGAAGAAAAGCAGTTGCTAAAAATAGTCAAGGTATTATATTATTATCAACCCCATTAACTTTTTCAACAGATAATCAAACCTTACTTACTGCAATTAAACTAATTATTGACTCAAATGATTTAAAAGCTAATTAATTAAATATTTATAATAGATGAAAATTGACACATTAAAAAAACTTATTAAAGACGCGGTTAGAGAAGCAATTCAAGACGAATTAAAAGATATTCTACTTGAAGCCGTTCGTTCTAATAAACAACCTATCAGAGAATCTTACCAAGTAAGTGATGATAGAACCTTAAATTTTAATTCTAATAATGTTCCTAGAATCCCAGTAAATAATAAACAGGCATATATGGACATATTAGGTGATATAGCTAAGGGACCTAAAACGGGTCTTGACGGAGAATTTAAAGTAACAGGACCTATGAATACTATGTCTGAAGGTAGTGCGCTACCTGAAGGACAATTAGGATTAGATCAAATAATGAATTTAATTAATAAATAATGAGTTTCGGAGCAAAGAAAATATTTCCTATAGATACTAAACCAGGCACAGCGGTTGGTGTAGCTATTCCTTTTAATGCTCCTGCTATATTTTTTCCTACATATACAACTCAGGATGCTATTAGAAATAATTTATTAAATTTTTTCTTAACAAATCAAACTGAAAGATATTTAAATAATCAATTTGGAGCAAATTTAAGAGCATTTTTATTTGAACAAATATCCACAGATAATATAAGCGATTTAAAAGAAAATATACAATCTTTATTATCTCAATATTTTCCTAATATCAGAGTAGATAAATTAGATGTTTTAGAAAATTCTGATAATAATGAAATAACAGTTCAATTATATTATAGCATTATCAATACTGGAATTACAGATCAAATACAAATATCATTCACATAATGGCTGTTAATAAAAATATAAAATATATAAATAAAAGTTTTGGAGAATACAGAGCTAGTTTAATTGACTACGCTAAAACATATTTTCCTACTACATATAATGACTTCAGTCCTGCTTCTCCAGGAATGATGTTTATGGAGATGGCAGCGTATGTAGGTGATGTTTTATCATTTTATTTAGATAATCAAGTACAAGAAAATTACTTACAATTTGCTCGTCAATCAAATAATTTATTTGAATTAGCATACATGTTTGGTTATAAACCAAATGTAACTGGTGTTGCTATAGTTGATATAGATATCTATCAAAAAGTTCCTGCTAAAATTTCTGCCGGATCATATATGCCTGATTTTGATTATGCTTTATATATTGCTCCTAATTCAACTGTATCAAATACTTCAAATGTATCTTTTTTAGTACAAGATCCTATAGATTTTACAGTTTCAAGTTCTGGTGATCCCACAGATATTACTATATTTGAAATAGCTGGCGGTAATCCTCAATCGTTTTTATTAAAAAAAACTCGTAAAGCTATATCTGCTACTATTAATACAACTACATTTTCTTTTAATTCTCCAATCAAATTTAATACAGTGACTATAAATGCTAATAATTTAATAGGAATATTAGATTGTACTGATACTGAAGGAAATAATTGGTATGAAGTAGATCATTTAGGCCAGGAAATGATATATGATAATATTAAGAATACTAATACTAATGATCCTAATTTATCTCAAGGTGGTAATGATACTCCATATTTATTAAAACTTAAAAAAGTCCAATATAGATTTACAACACGTTTAAGAAACTCAAATATATTACAACTCCAATTTGGAGCAGGAACAACATCAGATTCAGATGAAGAAATAATTCCAAATCCAGATAATGTAGGTATTGGTTTACCATTTGAACAAGATAAACTTACAACAGCATATTCTCCATCAAATTTTTTATATACAAAAACATATGGAATTGCCCCTTCAAATACTACTCTAACATTTAGATATTTAACAGGAGGAGGAGTTACATCAAATGTAGACTCTAATACTTTAACTACATTAAATGGTACTGTTAATTTTTTAAATCCAAATTTATCTAATACTGCTTTAGCTAATAATATTTTTTCTTCATTAGCAATTACAAATCCAACAGCAGCTAGTGGAGGCGGTGATGGAGATTCAATTGAAGAAATTAGACAAAATTCATCTGCAAATTTTGCTTCACAACAACGAAATGTGACTCAAGATGATTATTTAGTAAGATCATTAGCTATGCCTTCTAAATATGGTGAAGTAGCTAAAGCATATGTTGAACCAACAAAAGCTCAAAGTATATCTTCAGGTGAATCTATGGGTATATTAGATTTATATATTTTAACTTATGATATAAATAAAAAATTAACCCAAGCATCATTAGCTTTAAAACAAAATTTAGTAACTTATCTTTCTCAATATAGAATGATAAATGATGCTGTTAATATAAAAGACGGTTTTATTATTAATATTGGAGTAAATTTTGATATTATTATATTACCAAATTTTAACAGTAATCAAGTATTAACAAATTGTATAACTGCTTTACAAACATATTTTGCTATTGAAAATTGGCAAATTAATCAACCAATTATATTAAGAAATCTTTATATTTTATTAGATAGAGTAGAAGGAGTTCAAACAGTTAAAAATATAGAAATAACAAATTTTGTAGGAGCAAATTTAGGCTACTCAGATTATGCTTATGATATATTAGGAGCAACTAAAAATAATGTAATTTATCCCTCATTAGATCCTATGATTTTTGAAGTAAAATATCCTAACGCTGATATTCAAGGTAGAGTAGTACCATTATAAAAATAAACCATGGCTATATATAAATTATTCCCAACTCAAGATACTACATTATATTCAATCTATCCTGATAGAAATACAGGATTAGATGAAATACTAGAGGCATCTTTAGAAGTAGGAGCAATAGGAACACCTGCACCACAAGCAAGTCGTTTTTTAATTCAATTTGATTTAAATGAGATCACAGATATTATAGATAATAAAATATCAGGTTCTCAATTCCAATCAAATTTAAGATGTTTTGTAGCTGATGTTAGTGGTTTAAATCAAAATACTACAATTGAAGTATATCCTATATCTCAATCATGGAATATGGGAACAGGCAAATATGCTTATTCACCTGAAGTTACTAATGGAGCTAGTTGGAATTGGAAAGATGAATATAGTGGGAGTAAATGGACAAATGGAACTTTCAACCCAGGCACTACAGGATCTTATTCATCATCTGTATCAATAGGTGGTGGTACTTGGTTTGTTACTCAATCATTAAGTGGATCTCAAACATTTGGATTTTATGATGATAAAGATTTAAATATTAATACTACAAACATAGTAAGGGCTTGGTATAGCAGTTCATATCCTAATAATGGATTTATTGTAAAACAAGAAGATGAATTTATTAATAATGAAAATAATCAACCTAAAATAAAATATTACTCAATTGATACCCATACAATTTATCCTCCATGTTTAGAATTTAAATGGAATGATTCTATCATTAATACTGGATCATCAGGTATAGTAACAATTAATACTCAACCTTTTACAATTAGTTTAAATGAAAATCCAGGTACATTTTATTTAGATAGTGTAAATAAATTTAGAGTATATTCAACACCTGAATATCCAACTCGAGTATGGGCTACATCTTCATTTTATACTAAAAATTATTATTTACCAACAGCATCATATTATGCGATTCAAGATTTATATACTAATGAGTATGTTATAGATTTTGATACTACATATACTAAATTAAGTCAAGATACTATAAGTAGTTATTTTACACTGTATATGAATGGTTTAGAACCTGAAAGATATTATAAAGTTGTAATTAAAACTATTTATGACAGCCAAACAATAATAGTAGATAATAATTATTACTTTAAA